AATAAGCACTGGTCTTTGACTAGAGACGGCTGCGATAAGTTCATCCAGTTTACTATTATTTGCTTCTAATAGTTTATTATTGTTGCTCATACCTATTCCATCACGACCTTGTTGATTCAGCGGAATGACGGCTTCTGGACCTTTTTCGCCAGTAAGTGCCACCGTGGGTTTCGTTACAACGCCCCCTGCGGCAAGGCTGGCTCCTGCAAACTCTCCAAGTTTCATACCGATGCCAGCGCCTGCTACAGTGCCCATTGGACCGAGGACCGAGCCCAACATGCCACCGATGACTCCGCCAGCCATCATGCCGATTCCCTTTCTTTGCTGCTTCTCCTTGTCCTTCTCTTGTATAACAGACTTGATTGCCCACGCTGCTCCCGCTGCTCCCGCTGCTACAGCCATCCCTCCAACGGCGGGGGTGGTGAGGAGCGCTCTCCCCGCGAGGCCACGAACCCCCGATGTGTTTCTGACTGCTTGCTTTTGAAAGGCAGCTCGACGCGCTTGACCAGCAGCACCTCCAGGACCCTCCGCTGGACCGATCATCCCGCCTTGTCCATATTTGAAACCAAGCTTTTTGGCGGCACCCACCTCCTCCACGTAGAGGGGCTTCGATTTGGATTTGCCTCGACCAAAGCCAAGCATACCTGCTCCCATTTTTATAGCCTTCAAGGTGCCCGCTGTCCCAGCCAGCGCGGTTACCAGTCGCCCCATTGGAGACATCCCTTTCATTTTTTCATTTATAAACCCTATAAAGGCTTTTAGATGTTTTAAAGGCGTTTCCAGAGATACTGCGAATTGCATTGCAAAGATTTTTAGTTCGGTCATAAGATCTCGACCATCTGCCATAAGTTTGTTTATGTCTTCCTGCGCTAGCCCTGCTTTGTTCATAGCAGCATTTAATTTATTTGTTTGCTCTTCTTGGAGTACAATCCGGCGCGTTTCTTCAACGGATAACCCCATTGCATTGGCAATAGCTTTTTGCTGGTAATATCCAAGCTCTTCAAAATCGCCAACAGATTGCTGAATAGCATCTGAAAATAGTTGCATTCTTTCAGCCGGATTGGTTTCCTCTAGGATTTGCATTGTATCAACAAGAGGAACTCCACCCATCTGACCAAGAACAGCATTTAGATTTCCTGCTGCCTGGGCCGCCGTGTCGAATGTATCGAATTTTTCAGCGAATGATATTATTTCCGACATTCCCATGCCCGTTCGTTTAGAAGCAGAATAAAGATCATTAAAGACTACTTCAAGATTATGTCCGTGTATGGCAAGCTGGGGCATTATTTCGGCTGATTCTTCCATAACTTTGTTAAGGTCATCGCCAAAAGCATTCGCGGTGCCCATTATAGATTTTTGGAGTCGCTGAGCCGCCGGGATTGACCTGCCGGTAGTTCTAGTGACGTTTTGCAAAAATTTGGCTGATGTGCCAGCGGCTACACCAAATTTCTCGAATTGGGTAATCTCAGTTACTAATGCCTTTTGGAGTTCTCCATCGATCATCAGGAACTCTGAAAATCCGCCAATCAACGTTGAGGTGGCTGCGGCTGACTCTGATGCCGAGACCCCGTAACGGCGGTTTTGGAACTCTGCTGCTTTTATTACATTTTTATACTGATTTCCGGTTCCTGTCGCTTTGGCAAAGGCTGAGGAAGCATTATCAATTTCCATGGTCAAGACAACTGATGCTTCTGCAAACTTTTTAAAGACTGCAATCCCTGCATTCATCGGGGTCATTGTCTTAGCAATTGTCTTCCCCATGGTTTTCAGGGCTCTACCGAATGCCTGGGAGCGCGTTTCCCCTTCCTCCAACTCCGTGGTCATTCGGGCTATTCCGGCTACGACACCATCAGCTTGTTGCTCAACGCCTGTTAATGAACGAATTAATCTTTCAGTGCTTCGCTCAAGAGACTTTGTGGAATCAGCTAATTCACGCTGTTCCTTGTTGATCCTCCCCACTGCTTTCGCAACCATATCGGCTTTCTCGGGGAACCTCTCAAGGATGTCTTCATACTCCTGAAGTTGTTTATGAACTTCTGGATCGGACCATTCCGCCATGGCTTTTTTAAGTATTTCTGCGGCTTTTTTTGCGTCTGTGGGATCGGCTGCCATAATTTATATTACCTTATTTAAACGGCCAAATAATTCCGGTTTCTTTTTCAAAAGACTTTATTGCTTTGTCCAGGGCTGTTTTGTTTTTTATAACCTTTGGATCATTTAGCCCATGTTTGTTCATTGCTCTGAGGTATTTGGCTTCGCCTCCGAGAGCTTTTTCAAAAGACTTTATCTGTGAACTTGACCCGACAACATTAACGGGAACAGAGCCCCCGCCGAACATTCCGCCTAGAATTGTTTGAACTGCGCCGCCGAACATAGCCAGCCAACTTTCATTAATTGCATCGCCAATTGTTAAATCAATTTTAATTGGCACTAAATCACCATTATTTTCCATAGAAAGCTTTCCTTATATTGCTGCTTCTTTAATTAGTCCCATAAACAAAGAAAATTGGGCGTTAACCCAATTTTCTCGTAGTTTAGTTTGTTAGTGACTTCTTGTCTTTTTATTCGCTTTGTCGATTGCTTGATTTTGTTCTTCGAAATGTTTCGACAACCTTCTTACAAACCAATTTCGTAACCCAATTGGCAGATTGTATGCTTCAAAAAAGCTCCAATTTCCGTGCTGTTTTAAATAAAAGAAATGTTCATAGACCATTTCCATATAATCATTATCCAGGCCAAAAAAAGTCCGCTGTCAACGGCACCTCCATTTCGGATTCATAGCCGCAGTTTGAGCAAGAGTAGAGTTGTGACATATCAACATTTGGCGTTGCGCCGACAACACATGCCCGAAGAAAACGTGAATCAAGGGCAGGCATGTTGTCAATAAAATCACTTATCTCGTTTCCATTGGTTACATCATTAATTGAGATAAGCAACCTCTTTAACAAATCGGTAGCCCCCGCATCAGGTATTTTCAATTTTGATTTCTTATTAGCTGCTTCAGTAAGGTGTCTTTCATCGTGACCAGTTAATAATCTAAATTCAGCTTTATATTGTGTCTTAGGCAGTGTTACCACAAATGTTCCATGTGGAGTTACTTCAACTTCTTCAATGCCCTCGGACACTACATTTCCTGGATTATTCGTTACATCGCTAAGATCAAAGCTATGATCTACTGCTGCATTGCAACCTGGACAGGTAACTTTGGTTTGATAATCTGCCCCATATCCAGAAATTCTTGCCGCAAGGATCAGCGCACTCTTATCCCCCACAAGCAAATCGTTAACTTGAATCTCTTCGTTAATTAAAAGATTTTCTAATAGCCGATCAATTGCCAACCCTTTACGTAAGAGAGTCTGTGAAGTAAGAATATCTTCGTCTCTTGCGGTCATATATCGTATTTCAACAGTGTCTTGCTTATATAATGCATGACCTGGAGGATAGTATCGTCCCCCGGATGGAAGTTCCACAAACTCTGTGGGACTTACATATGAGAGCGTTCCTTTAGCTGGTGCCGATGTCGGCTCAACAGGGGGATCGCTCTCCGAAGCAGCAGTTGGTGCTTGCTTGGCACCAGTGCGTGCTTGGTTATTTCTAGCCATTTACACCTCAGTATTTATTATTTTGTATCTATAGTATAGAATATATATTACGTTTTTTAAAATTAAATTATCGTAATTTTTTGCCCTTTCCGGCCATTTTCGAGTACTTCGCCCAATCATATCGCAATGTTAGGCTTATTTCAACCATTTCGTCTGAATCGTAAGAGTGAGATCCAAAGTTAACCTCTGTAATAAAAGCATTGATTAAAGCCCACTCGCCTATAATTCTTGTCTCGTTTTCTTTACCTGTCCCAAGCTCATAAATTTTAACATCACCAAGTGCGTTAACAGCAGACTCTTTAGTAATTGTAGTGGCAGTAGCCTCCCCAAAATCTCTGGGCTGTTGGATACCAATGTCTGCGAGGTACTCATAAAGAAGCTCCGTTGATCCGGGCTCTATAGCATCAACTAGAGTCATTCCGACTGTGTTCCAGTTCATTCTGCCAGGATAATAAAAGGTATGATTGAAGAATCTATGCTCTTGCTCGCCAATTGTATAGCTAGGGCGATCCGCAGTTTTAGCGGCAAACCTTAGTTCCTGTCCCGAAACACCGGGCTGCAAACTTATAATAAATCTAAACTGGCGTTTTGGCTCTAAGTCTTTTGATGACCAAAAATTCGATGACATTTATCTATTTCTCCTGTTGCTATAATACATAGTTCTTTTATTATTAATCTTCAAAGCTCGCACCTGTATTTGTGATAACAAAATCAAGAGCAATAAACTCAATTGCGCGAGCAGGCTTCAAGAAGATCTTGGCATACAAGATGTTTCTATCAATCAACTCAGGAGTTGTCGTAGTTTCATCAAGTACAACCTTGAAATCTGTGAGTCCGAGTCGCGCCTGTACACTTCGTAAGAAAGGATTGACTCTATTCAAGAATCTATCCCAAGTTGCTTGCACATTCTGATCAAACAAAATTGTAGCTGCCATTCTTGAAATTTCTTTCTTAACAAAAATCATCAAGCGTCGAACATTAACTCGATCAAGTGCTGATGGTGTTACTTGCAGTGTCTTTTGACCAAAGATTACGATACCCTCTGCTGGGAACGTGGCAATTGGATTAATG